CGGCTGGGGCATTACAGACATTGATTGGATTTTGTTGTGATTACGGAAGGGAAATGAAAAGGCTCAAACCTTTATAAGGTGAGCCGTTTTGACTTGGTCCCACACGGCTTCCCAGATGCGTTGATCTGTTGAAGGGTCAGTGATGTAGCCATAGCTGGCAAAACGGTCGTTGACGGCATCAACAGCGCGATCAGCTAAGTCGTTGATGTCGATGTTGGCTTCGTGAATGGTGGCCATGAATCAAGCCTCCAAAGCGCGTTGCATGACCTGCTTGTCAGTAAGTTCAGGGTTGCTGAACAGCAGGCCGGCGATGATTGCTTGGGCTTGAAGAACGGTGCCGTTGTCGATTAAATCGAAGGCTTGAAGCTCAAGAGCGAGAGTGCGAGCGCGAGTGGTTTTCATTTGGTTGATTTGGTGATTGGGAGACCGGGAGACCTCCCGATAAAATAATAATACCATTACGGAAGCATAATGACTAGCCCCCTACTCGATACTTGCCCTCATCTTTCGCTAAATCTGCCTGCAGTCTTTCAACCGTTGCACGACTGGGGTTTACCCAAACGCGCTGCCCTCGTACCAATCGAAACTGGCCCTCACTACAAGCCAGCACTTCCTTCTCGTTTGCCATTTTCGTTATTGAAGAGTAACGTACAAAGATATTATTAACACGATCTCGTGGCCTTGACCGCAGTAGCCGAAATTCAACAGGTTCCAGTTGGTGACTTATCCCCTTACGCCAACAATCCACGCACACACTCAGCATCTCAATTAGATCGCCTCGTTCAATCTCTCAAAGAATTTGGTTTTACCAACCCTCTCCTAGTAGGCGATGACATGCAAATTGTCGCCGGTCATGGTCGCCTAATGGCTGCTCAAGCCCTTGGCCTCGAAACTGTTCCGGTAATCAAACTCTCTCATCTAACCGAAGACCAGAAGCGTGCTTACGTCATCGCTGACAATCAACTCGCTCTAAATAGCGGTTGGGACGATGACCTCTTGCAAGCTGAACTGCAAGCCCTCGGTGATGTTGGCTTTGATCTCACCGTCCTCGGCTGGGGTGAAGAACTTCCAACTTTCGGTGAAGACGTTGATCTCTCTGCCCTCGAAGACATGGAAGACGAAGACTTAAGCGAATACGCCGATGGCGTACGTAAAGCAATTCAAATCGACTTCGAACCTGAGGACTACATCGAAGCGCAAGCCCTCGTTAGCGATGCACGCAAACAAGGTAAATACGTCGGGATGCTTTTGATCAACGCTCTCAAAGATGACACCGCTCTCTAATGCACGTCGCTATTCCCTCAAAAGGCAGGCCCCACACCACCACTTACAAACTTCTTGGAGACATCCCCTTTACGCACTTCGTTGAGCCTCAAGATGAAGCCGCTTACAAAGCTGCCAACGTTCCCAACATTCAGGTAATCCCTGACAACGACAAGGGCATCACCTTTGTTCGTAACTACATCCTCGATTGGGCCCATATCTCAGGCCATAAATGGCTTTGGATCATGGATGACGATGTCTCAGGCTTTGGTATCGCCAAAGCTGGTAAAACCATCAAAGGTGATCACAACATTCTTCTTGACTTTCATGCAGCTGTTGAAAAATTCAAATTCCCTGTAAACGGTCTCAACTACTGCCAATACGCCTGGTCTTACAGCACCAAAAAACAACGTTATGCAGTCAACAAAAGACCCCCAGAGGTTTGCGCTCTTCTCTACATTCCTAAAATCTCCTGGCGGTACCGTCCTGACAGAAAAGAAGATAGAGACTTCACCATGCTCGCCATTCAACATTCAGACGGAGTAATCGTTGATCTTCACGCTTGGTTTAATTGTCCCGGTGTTGGCTCTAATGCTGGCGGTCTTCAACATCTTTACCATCAGAAACGCGATGCGGTCTGGGCGCAACGTCTCGTTGATGATTGGGCACCCTTCGCCAAACTCGTCAAAAAGAAAGAACGGGTCGACGCCAAATTAGATATTCCCGGATACGCAAAACACATGAAACGGCAGGTTCGATGACCATTACTACCCTCAAGGCCATACGCCTCACGCCGTCAAAGTCACCGCTCAAAATGGGTGACGATTGCCCCACCCTTGAACCAACCGTCACTGAATCCTGCATTCTCCTTGACCCAGACGGCTCTCAAGTGGGCCTATTCCTCAAGGAACTACCCAAAGAACTGATCAACCTCGTAACGATTGCTGATCAAGAATTACGCAGCAAGCGTGTCCCGAAAGACACTATGGAACGCGTAACGCCTGATGGCCCCGGTAAATGGATTAGGCGCAAGCAATACTCCACCATCCTTGGATCATGTGCCCCCAGGCCGCACCTACGCATGCCTTACCCCAGGCGGTCACAGGTTCACAGCAGCAAAACCGCTGATACCTTCATCAAAGCCATGCTCAAGGCTGGCAAGTCCTGCATGGGTCTTGTCAACCATTACATCCCTGATGTCCACAAACATCACCTAGCCCGCGTTGATGAACGCCTTCCTTCCAAATGGCGTTTTGCCAATCATTTCAGCAGCACAATCTCAAACTGCAATATCGCTGCACCCATCCATCAAGACAACGCCAACATCAAAGGTGCTATCAACCTCATCATCACCAAACGCCAAAACAGCACCGGCGGTAATCTCCATGTACCGGATTTTGACGCTACCTTTGATCAAACAAATAACTCCCTTTTGGTTTACCCCGCTTGGCGTAATCGGCACGGCGTAACTCCAATCGTTCCTACGCACCAAGGCGGCTATCGTAATAGTCATGTCTGGTACGCATTAGATAGCTTTGCGAATCATGGCTAAATCAGCAGGCCCGCCAAAAGGGAACATCCCTTGGAATAAAGGCAAGACCGGTGTCCAGCGCTCAACCAAAGCGATTAAGGAATACCGAGTACACAAGATTGCTCGCATGATGGCGCAAGGCGCTAACAGGATGGACTGCGTGCAATATGCGACTTCTGAGTGGGGAGTCAGCGAATCTCAAGGCATTCGGCTCTATAAAGAGTCATTGGCTAAGACAAGAGAGATATGGGAAATGGAAAGAACTGACTTTGCTGCGCTCTTGTTAAGTCAACTAAACGACCTACACAAAAAGACCAGTACCCGTCAGAATGACAGTGTCACACTTGGCTGTATTAACAGCGCAGCCAAGATCGCCAGGCTTTTTGATTAATGGAATTACGTAACACTGGTGACGGCCACATGTACGAGGTTTGCTTGACAATTGATGGCATCCGAGAATGCGCCTATGTGTCGTCAATGCATTTGATAGAAGATAAAAAACAGCAATTGACTGCAGCCATTAAACGTCGCGCTTTAGACGCCTTTGTCGAAAAAGCGTCTAACTCTGTTTGTGATATATGAGTATTCTCGCCACGCTGCCACGCGGTTCAATTCTTGAAGCTGAACCGCAAGCGTCAGGCGAAGCTGATGATGCCTTGTTTAATTTAGGTAGTGAGCTTTACGGCACTCTTACTGACCCGCAACGACAGGTTTATGACGCTGAACCGCGATTCAAACTGTTGTGCTCTGGTCGTCGTTTTGGCAAGACATATCTTTGCATTACGCGATTAATCAATTGGGCTGTTGAAACACCTAATCGCCTTTGCTGGTATGTCACTGCTAACTACAGAATGGCCAAGCAAATTGCATGGCGGCAACTCAAGGCAATGGTGCCGATGGCGATATGCGTTAAGCGTAATGAATCAGATCTCAGCATTGAACTAACAAACGGCAGCATCATTGCATTACGCGGCGCTGAAAACCCAGACGCACTGCGGGGTGTGTCTCTTTCTGCGTTAGTCGTTGATGAAGCGGCATATGTAAAACAAGAAGCCTGGGAAATGGTCTTACGCCCTGCCCTGTCCGACCAAGGTGGCCCCGCTTGGTTTATCACTACGCCTGCCGGACTCAACTGGTTCCATGACTTATGGGAGCAGGCTGACGAAGAAGAAGACTGGTGCAATTTTAGTTTTACAACTATTGAAGGCGGCAACGTTCCAGAAAAAGAAATAGAAGCAGCCAAGCGCACACTTGATGCCCGAACGTTTCGGCAAGAATATTTAGCCAGCTTTGAGACGCTTACAGGTCGCGTCCATCCAGACTTCAGTCAAGACAACATCAATCCTGAAGTCCACGATATGGGTGGCGATATTCTTTGGGGCACTGATTTCAACGTCAGCGTCATGGCTGGCGTATTGGCAAGCCGTGTCGGCGACACGCTGCATATTTGGGATGAGGTTGCGGTCAAGCAATCAAACACTGATGAAGTATGCAAAATGCTCAGGGAACGCTTTCCGAATCGCAATATCGTTGCTTACCCAGACCCGACAGGGTCAGCAAGAAAGACATCAGCCGCAGGTGAAACTGATCACGGCATCATTCGTAAATACGGCATGAAAGTAATTTCACCGAAGCACCCATGGGCCGTTAAAGACAAGATCAACTCAACCAATTGGCTTATCCGTAATGCCGATGGTCACATACGAATGTTCGTTCATCCGCGTTGCAAGAACTTGATCAAGGGCTTGAACAATGTGACTTACAAAGAAGGTGCAGAAGATTTTGTGATTGACAAGTCAGCAGGGCTTGAGCACTGGAATGATGGCCTTGGCTACTTAATTCTGTCGGCCATGAACCAAGTACGTCCATGGGCTACCGGCAGCGCTAAAAGCAATGTGGCAAAAATTTGGTGAGCTTGTATTCAGCGCCCCATCCGCCATTGTCAACAAACAACTGCAACGCTGCGGGCCGATAACGCACGCCCCGGTAGCAAAGCCACAGGTTGGCTGGATATGTTTTTCGTAACGGCACTGGCCCGGTCATAAGGCAATAAAAAAACCGGGGAGTCCCCACCACCCGGTTCGTTGAACATTCCAAAGGGTTGAACCCTCCTTCAAAATCATAGATGATGGCGTTACGCTTCCATAATGATATTATTGGTTCATGGCACAGGTCTACAAGCGCGACAAACTCGGACGTTTCGTTAAGGGTGCGACGTCAAAACGCAAGCCCACGAA